AGCACAAAATGAGAAAAAAATATCTTTTTGGGACTTTTTCTCTTTTTTGTGCTTTTTTGAAAAAGAGATTTTTTTAGAAAATAATATCTTTTTTTCTCGTCCAAGGCGTCCAACCAAAATATTCATTTTTATAAATTTTTTTTTTTTATTTTTTGCGATTTCTTACTTGGACGCCTTGGACGGCTTGGACGGAATCAATTGAACTTTATAATAAATTCTTTTTTAGTTAATTTAAAATCTCCTTTGAATAATCTTTCATTATATCTATTTAAATTATAATCAATTATTTTTTTACGATGTTTAACGTAGTATATTTTATGATATAATCTTTTATTTTTGGTTGGATTATATAGTTTTAATAAATAATCTTCTATTTTTTCCATATAAATTATTATAGATAATTAATTAAATGAAATAACGAATTCCTTTTTTACTACTTTCATTTTTGGTTCATATTTCTTTTTTTCTTCTTCTTTTTCAATTAAATCATATAATACTTTGGGAGTTATATTCAAGTCTATATTTTTATTATAATGATTATTTATTTGTTTGATGGCTCTTCTAACGGAAGGACAATCTCCATAATAAGATATTGATTCCGCTTTTTCAATCATATCTTCAATACTTTCAAAATTTAATTTATTTGTTTTAAAATAAAAATTTATATCTTTAGCAATTTTTAATATTTTATTTTTATCTTTTATTGGGATTTTTGTCAGATTAGGATTTATTAAATATTCTTTCAGTTCTTTAACATCATCAATATATAAATCATTATCTAAATCAATCTCGTCAATCTGGTTTATTGCATCAATTAAAAATAATTGTAATGTATCCTTATTTAAATCTTTATATTTAAAATTATCATCAAATAATTCAAATGTTTCAATTACTTTTATTAAATCGCTTTTTGAGTGAGTTTTATGAATCTCAAAATCCATTATATTTTATTATAATATTTTATTTTCAATGGGTTTTTATTTTCATATTTTTTTCTAACGTTAATATATATGAATAAAAGAAAACAATTTGATTTAAAATTTGGAGATAGAACTGAAAAAGTATTTTTAAAATATGTTAATGAAAATATTTATAAAGATGATAATTTAAAAAAAGGAAACGAATATTCAGTTTATGATTTTTCAAATAAAAATTCTTTTGTTGAATTAAAAGCAAGAACAAATAATTATAAAAAATATGAGACGACAATGGTTGGATATAATAAACTAAAAATCGCTGAAAGAGATGAAACTGATAAAAAATATATTTTTTATTTTTTATTTACTGATGGACTTTATAAATGGGATTTTAATATGAAAGAATATCAAGTTAAAAGAGGAGGTCGTTATGATAGAGGAAAACCAGAATTTAAACTTCATTCCTTTATTCCAATTGAATATTTAAAATTGGTTACTAAAGATATTAATTCAAATACAAAATATATAGAAGAAACTGGAGAAGAAAATCCAAATTTAATTTATGATGAATCTGAATCTGATAATTCTTCAAATTTAGAATAACCAGTAATCTCCTCTAATATTTTTATATGTAAATCTAAACAATTATTGTCAGGTTTAAATATTTCTTTATCCTTAAATCTATCTTTTTCAATTGTATTATTTGGATGACCGACGCAAATCATACAATCAAATATTGAAGTATCAACAACTTTTTTTTCATTATAATCAATCATTGAAGAACCTTCTCCTCTTGAGTTCTTTCCAAATCCTCCCATTGAATTAAAATGTTTTTTAGTGAAGCACATTGTCGCCTCGTGAATTTGTCTTTTTGCGGGACATTTTATAGCGGTTATTTTATAATTTGAATCTGGAAATATAAACAACATTTCAGGAGAACCGACTAATCCTAATTTATTTTTTTTTAATGTCTCAACTGAGGTTTTAATATAATCTGAAAAATAAATGTCATCATCATCCATATTAATATAAATTTTATTCTTTGCATTTTTAACTAATAAATTTCTTTTTTCTCCAATTGATAAATGTCTTTTTGGATTATAAATATAATTTATTTTTATTGGTTGAACTAATTCTTTATAACTTTGTAATTCCTCATTATTTTTAAATAATGGATTTGTTGGATGGTCGTCATAAATTACTTGTTCCAATTTGCTCTTATCATAATTAATTATTCTTAAATTTAAAATCATTAATGGAAGAAATCGACTTCTGTCATAAGTTGGAGTTAAAATTGAAACTTTTGGATATTCCATATATTTTTAATAAATATTTTTTATTTTATTTTTTTATTTAATAGAATGTATAAAAATCTAATATATGCCTTATTTCGTCATTACTTATAAAATCTTCACTTATTGCTTTTTCCGAATCTAAATTTCTATAATAATAATTATTTTTTATATATTCTAATGTATATTTAGGATTAGAATAATATTCTTCTGATATATCTTGATATGCTGGATAAAAATTTCTTAATGTAATAAAATTATATTGATATAATTTATCATTAATATTAAAACTATGAATTAAATAAGGAATTAGATACTCTCTTAATTTTAATTGATATTTATTTATTACATTATCAAAATTAAATTTTTCTTTAATACGAAAATTTCTTTCTCTATAATCTTCAAAATAAGGAATTAAAATTTTTTTCATATCGTATATTATAGTTTCCAATTGTTTATTTAAATTATAAATATAATTATCTTGATAAATTGTATCATAAAAATCAGTATCTAATTTATAATTATTAGATGTATCTAAATAAATAAATCTTTCATCATTTTTATTTATTTTTGTTTTTCCTCTTAATATAGAATATATTAAGAAAAATTTTATCTTTTGACATAATTCTTTATTTTTAGGTTTAATCTCAGTATAACAATTATAATCATCATATGTAAAAATTTTTTCGTCAATATAATCCAATAAATTATATTCATCTGATTTATATGACAATTTTATTATATCAATAATTATGTCATTTGGTAATTTTGGAATTTCCATTTATAATATATATTTTTTTTTATTTAATTGATTTAAAGATTATTTTTTTTCTTAGTATATAATATAATGAATTTTGAAAACATTTCTTCTCAAGTGAAAAAAGTAAAATATAATTTAAAAGATATTTCAATTAAGATTATTGTCAATAATTTTTTAAATATTTCTAAAGCGTTAAAATTTTCTGACATAAAAGATTTTGAAAATATTGATAAAGTAAAAAAATATTTAGATTCAAAAGATTTAAATTTTCAGACAAAATCAAATTATTATAAAAGTATTAGAACAATATTAATTTCATATAATTTCGATAAAGAAATATTAATTAAATATGATGAAATTATAAATCAATATAATAAACAATATTCAGAGATAAATGCTTCTGGTTCTTTTATTTCTGAAAAACAAAAAAATAATTTTATTACTGAAACCGAATTTAAAAAATTTATGAAAGATTTTAGAACTGAAATTGTAAAAGAAGATTTATTAAATAAAGTTAAAGATTCTAATTCTCCAGATTTTAGAAAATTACAAATGTATATTATTTTAAATATTTATTTGAAATTTCCTTTGAGAGCAGACATTGGGGATTTAGTATATATTCAAAAAAGAGAATTAAATAAAATTTCTAAAGAAGAACAAAAAAATAATAATTATTTATTATTTTTTAAAAATAAATTTTCTATTATTTTAAATAAATTTAAAACTGATAAAGTGGAAGGAAAAAAAGATATTGAAATAAAAGATAGAACTTTAACTCCGTTATTAAAAAAATATGTATCATTAGTAGGAAAAGGATATTTATTTAAGAATAATAAAGGAGAGCCATTTTCTCCAAATTTATTAAGTCAGACAATTATTCGTTTTTTTGAAAAACGTTTAAATAAAAGAGTTTCAATTAATATTATTAGAAAAGCATATTTAACTGATAAATATGAAGGTAATGAAACCATTAAAGATATGAAAAAAGATTCCTATATAATGGGTCATTCATTGAATACTCAAAATAAAATTTATACTAAGAAAACTCAATAATATAATTTCCATTATTTATTTTTAAATCTTTTACTTTATTATGTTTTGTATGATAATTTTTAACTTTACCTTTTTTTAATTTATATAAATATCTTTGATATTCTAATCTTTTCGGTAAATAACAACTGGAATTTGGATTATTCTTGTTTTTATGATATAATTTTAATTGATATTCATTTCTTTTTTTTGTATCCATATAATTATTTTATATATTTTTTTTTTTCTTTTAAGCGAATGTTACTGAGAAATTACCATTTACCAGTGTCGCCATTTTTACAACTTCTAAATATGCTCTTTGAGTATAAGTCGTAGTTGATGCAAGACCATCATAATTATAATAAAGTTCAATACCTCTTGAGGAAATTCTTTCTTGTTTGTTTAGTCTGAAACCTTGCCAGAAAAATTTTCCTTGGAGATTAGTTCCTATATTATGACCTTCTAAAGTTGCCGAACCATTAGTCAAATATGTCCCTTCTCTATTATATTCGTCTCGAGTAATAAAAGGAGGAACTGCTTCCGCTTGTTGAGTATGATGGAATAAAACCGCCGATTCCTTGACATCAATGGGAAATAAAAACTCGTTGTTATATTTTACATTGGCAGTCAGAGAACCATTTTTCGAAGAAGCACCAGAAGCATAATCAGCAACTGGAGAATCAGAAATATAATTATTTAATAAACTATCGTTTGCGGTTGAAGCATTCTGAAGACCAGTTATAACTTTTGTAACAATTCGACCATTTCCGCCAATATTACGAATTAAAGTTTTTGCAGTTACATCAGTCAAGGAAGTTTTAGATAATTGATAATCCATATAAGTAAATGTTAGACTTGGATTTTGAACTTGATATTCATCCATAAATTCCTGAGGATAGAACATATAATCGGCAATAATTTTAAGGTCATCTTGTTTAATGTTATAAGTTTCAGTCGATGCTTCTCCTTCAGTAATACAAGAACGACCAGTTCCAGAAACATCTGTAAAAGTTAGGTCTAAAACAAGGGGATTATTAGAATCTATTAAATATAAAGGCATTGTATTCATTTTTAATATAGGACACATTTCCGAGAGATTAATCTGGAAAATTGCCTTATTTTCTATGAATTGAAAATCATATAATTTATAACTATTTGTTCCGTCTGCTTCATCAAATACTGGACTTTTACCAATATCAACAACAACACTTTCCGCCTCAGTGTTAGAATTATCAGGGTCAAATTGTTTATATAAAAAATTATGATTTATACAACGTCCAGAAGTATATAATTCTTTATTTTTCTGAATTTCATTATCAACAAATAAACTTCTGTAACTATACCAATTCGAGAAATCGTCTATTTCTTGGAGAGTTTTACCACCGCAAGAAAGACGAACTCGAGAAAGCAATTGAGCGACTCCAGTATTTAATGCGTAGAAACTTCTCGCACTTAGTCCAGTCGTATCAATCGAAATTGTCAGTTTGCTATTGGGGTGCAGGAACCCTTTGGAATCGAAAAGAAATCGAGCGTTATTCTGATTGAACTGAGTAACGTCCAAAATATCGGTCTCGATTCGAATCGCAGTATTTGAAGGAATAGAACCAATTTTAATCAAGTCTGGGATATTGTTTGACATATTTATATAATATAATAATATATTTTAAAAAGAAAAATAAAAATAAAAAAATTTTGAATTCTAAAAATTTTATTTAAGATATTACTTGAATTCTTCCACCTCCAGCCATTACAAGAGTATTTCGACAATGAGCGAAAAGGAAAACTCCCGTCGGATTATTAGAAGTTAAACCGCATTCAATCGAAACACCGAAAGGAGAATTCTGAAACGAAACTCCATCTTGAGAGATATTCGTATAACTTACACCAATCCCGAAATTCTGACCCGTTTCAACTCCTAATTTATCATTAGTTCCAGAAACTGATTTTGTATTAACTGGAGAAATAGTTGTTCTCTGAAGTCCAACAAAATCTTTAACACTCGAAATATAATTTCTTACAATCTGAGAATCAACTTCTTCAATTCTTGGAGTGTCTTTCTGTAATGTATCGAGATTATAGGCGAGAGGAAATCTTTCTCCTCCTCTAGTAAATATTAACTGATTAATATGAGCGATAGAACCATCAGAATTAATTAATGGCATATTCTTTAAACCATCTTGAGACAAATTGTTTATATAACTGGCAGGACAAAAGTTCGCAAAAACTCCAAGAACTCGAGATTTTCCAAGAGTCATATTTATCTGAGAATTAGTTGAATTAATTGTCTGGAAATAACTAGAAATTGAATTATATTCTAAAGTAGAAGCACCTCTTGCTCTAATACTTGCTAAATCATCAGGACTCGGAACAACTGCTTCAGCGATTAAATGAAGGTCTTTAAACTCATAAAAGGCGTTTGTAATACTCGCCGAATCTGCTCCTTCACTGAAGAAAAAATTGGAATCTGGAGTCAAATGTAGAGAACACTCGAGGCCCCCACATCCAGTCTCAACGCTTAAATCAAGGTTGGCATTTCCGCTAGTGAGTCCAGAAATTAAGGGGACACAAAACGAATTTCCAGTTGTTTTCATTGATGCAAGAGAAACAACTGAACCGACTGAAGTTTCATAATTACCACAAGCGAGACTTGTAAGTCCCATATGAGAATTAACATCGTTATTTAAACCCGTAGTAATTCCAAAATATGAACTAAGAAATTTATTATAATGTCTTATTGATTCTATTTGAGTTTTTGAGGTCTGACTCGAAAAATTTAATTGGTCGATTGCTCCATAAACTCCAAGTCTTTCATTAATACGAAGACCAGAAGCAGAATTTGCGATTGTATCGTCTTTATACCAGACTCGAAATTTACCCGCTAGACGAACCGAAGAAGGAATTAGAAAATGATTATTTTCAGGAATCTCGAATCGAATGACTGGATTCCCCGATTTAAACGACTGAATTCCCGTAGAAGTTAAATTTGTAGGGACAAGGTTATAATGAACGTTTTTCGACATATTTATATAATATAATAATATATTTTAAAAAGAATAATAAAAATAAAAAAAATTAATTTTTATAAAAAAGTTTTTATTTATAATTCAACCGAAATCGAATCATTGCGAATTACTAAACGTCTTAAGTGAGCGACGAAATTATTCCATAATTTAGGAAACTGAGGAGCGAATGTTTCTCTATATTCTGCTTGGAAATCTATAGTCTGTCCTTGAAGATTTACAACTCCATCTTGAAGACTCATCGCTCGACCAAGACAACCACTTTCTCGGAAATGTTTAAAACTATGAACGTCCATTTTCATCATATGAAGACTTTTTTCTAACTCAATTAATGGTTGTTGTTCGATTGAAACTTTATTCGAAATTAAACCACATTGAACCTTTCTATTTGGATTGAGTCTCCCGTCTTGGAAAATTTGATATTCAGTAATGAAATCATATATTGGACGAACTCCAGGAGCATTTTGGCGAACAATTATGTCATCCTCGTCAAGTGATTCAACATAGGTGTCTTTACAAGCGAGAGAATCTTTTGTTGTTCTAATAGTCGCATCAACGGGACAAAATAAAACTGATTTTACTCGAGAATTTAATAATGCGAGTTTTACATTTACAACTCTGTCTTCTTTCTGTTGAGAATATTTGTAATTAGTAAAACTTAAGAAGTCATAATTCATAACTCCTCCTTGTTTCATCATATTATTTAATGTATTAGTGTAACCTTGAGGCATTTCAACTTGTTCGACTATCATTTCAACCTCGCTTAAATTATAAGTCGCTTCATAACTAGAAGAAGATTCAACACTCGTTGAATACATTAGAGTTTCTCCCGCAATAACATCAGAACCACTAAGAAGTGAAGCATTTGTTGGAATAGTAATTTTTATAAGTCCTTTTCCCGCATTAATTGTCGCTCCAGAATCAAATTCTATTCTGTCAATTGTAAAGTCTCCAACATTAGAAGCAGAACTTAAATCCTCTTCTCTGATTCCAGAAGCAGAAGTTGCCATTCCAATATTTACAAAACGGAATTTTTCTCCTACAACCATCGGGAAATTATCGCAATTAATATTATTGTTTTCATAACTTACATAAAAGGTCGTTGAGGAAGTATTAGAAGTCCAATCGTCTCCAGTCGTCGAACCATTAAGAGAATGGAAACGAGGATTTAATTTCGGACGTCTATCTTTTAAGACTGAGTCCAATTGTCTTAAAACCTTGCGAGGCTCATTTAATAAAATAGTTACTTTTAGTCCCGAAGTTTTCATAACTGGGAAGACTTTCGATTCTGGACTAAAAATTCCCGTATATAAGGGGATTAACATTTTAACATCGTTATAATTCGAGTTAGTAAATGAAGCATTTTGAGGAGTTCCCGTTGGAGTTTCGAACCAAGGATTATCTGTTGAATTATTCATTTCTGTTTCACTTGTTCCATCTGTTCCTCTGTTTTTAATAGATTTTACAAGAGAACCTTCAGTTAATGCTCTCTTTTTTTCTATAGAACTATTAGTTGAATAATCAAATCTTACACTTTGTAAAATATCATAATCTTCTATAGATTCAAGTAATTCATCATTTCCACTTCTGACATCTATTCTCTGAATAAGAGATTGTCCTCCAAGACGACCATCAAGGCAGAGACAAGTAGGAGAAACTCCAGAAGGTAATGAAATTTTACAAGTAACCGACAAATAAGATTCTTTTGGATTAATATATCCTAAATCTGCGGGAATTTCAAAATCGATTCGTTGCCCGGCCTTATAAGATAATCCATTCTGAGATATTATTGAAACTTTCTTTTGAGATACTGGAATTAAATCTTCACTTTTCCAAAATTCAGACATATTTATATTATTAATAAATATAAAAATTTAAAAAGAAAAAAATAAAAAGTATATTTTAAACTTTTTATAAAAAAGTTTTAAAAAGTAGCATTTCCTCGAATCATATTTGACGAAGAAGTATTCATTGAAGCAACCATTCCCATCTGAGAAAATACTGGAGCAGATTTTAGACTCATTTTTTGAGATTCTGCTTCTGAGGCGTCCGCTTCTGCTTGTTTGTCGTCTTGGTCTTTTGCTTCTACCCCTCCCGCAATCGCTCCAACAACTGAAGTCGCCGCTGCTAAGGGGGCAGCGACAACATCTAAACCAGGAATTAATGAGGCAACATCTAGGACTCCTCCCGCAATACTGGCGACATTTGAAACTTTCCCCGCGGTGTCTTCTTTTCCCCAGTCTCCTTTTATATCACTATAAGCAGATTGAACTCCTCCAACAATCCCCAACGCTTTCCCAGCAAATCCCGCAACTTGAGACGCTTTCCCAACTGCTCCTTCAACTCCTTCTTCTATTGCTTTCCCACTATTTGAAACTAAATTTTTTGATTTATTTATTGCTTGTTGTCCTTCTTCTGTATCACTGGCGAGACTTTCACCAGTTGAAACTTTTGTTGAAGATTCTTGACTCTTTGGAGGAACATTCGCTCCCGCTCCTTCTGTTGCTTCATTTGCTCCAGTTTGAGCGACTGGAGGAGTAGTTTCAGGAACTGGTTCTCCTTGAATTTTACTTTTTGCAAAATCTTTAATGTCTGTTGAAGGTTTTAAATCTTTTGCTCCTTCTGCTCCACCTTTAAAAACATTATAAGATTGTTTTAATTGAGAATGTAATCCGTAAAGAGTATATCCATCATCTGCTAAATGAAAATATTTATCTTCTTTTTCATCTGTTGCTAATTGTTTCTTCTGTCCTTGATAATCTCTTAAAATCTGGTCGTTGTGTGCTTTCGCTTGTTGGTTATACGAAATAGTTTCACTTAATAATGATTGACCTTGAGAATTTGCTTGATTGACTCCAAAATCTGACATTTTATTTATATTATAAACTTTTAAAAAAAGTTTTAACAAAAAAACTAAAAAATTAAAAATAAAAATTATTCTGGTTCTGGTTCTGGTTCTGGTTCTGGTTCTAAATCAACCTTTTTATTTGAAATAATTCTGTCTCCTTCTGCGATTAACTCTTCAAAATTTCTATAACATTTCGGAGGATTGTCTTGAAGCGATAAATGAAGGAAGTCGAAACGATTTGGAGTTGCTAGTTTATATATTTTTTTCATATTTTCAGAACCTCCTACAACGTCTCCATATTCTTCAAAAATTCTTTCAAGTTCCTTAGTATTTGGAAAAGGACTTCCAATAATTAAATTTGTCGCATTTGCTCTTATGACTGGTGAAACTGAACCAGTGAATTTTTGAGAACTCATTAATAATAATTTAATGTTGTAGTGTCTGTAACGACTGGCAAGATGATTAACTTTTGCTTCTCTTTTTATTGAACCAAGACAATCATCTAAAATTAAAGCAATCTCTGGTTGGTCTGATTTATCAAATTGTTTTTGACTTTTAATAATTCCATCGATTAAAGAATCAGAATAATAATCTGAAACATCAAACGCTTCTTTTAAATAACGAGAAGTTAAATCATTTGCGATTGTATTTGAAATAATTTTCACTGAGTCAAAAGCGTCTTGTCCGTAAAATTTTCCATTTAACAATAAATTATTTATGATTGTCGATTTTCCAGTTTTAACGGGAGAAATCATTAAAACTAATGCACCCTGACCGAACCCGTAAATTTGGGGAAGATGTGGATGAATTTCCTTCCTTGGTTTATAATCAAATTCTGGGTCTTTTACTGTTAATATTTTTGGAGTTTCCATTATATATTATATAATATTAAAATATTAAAAATTAAAACATTTTGAATAAATATCATTTTGAGAAGGATTTACTGCTCTCTGAATTGTATTTTTAACTCTGTTCTTATGTTCCTCAATCTCCTTTTGTTTTTCTTTCTCTGCTTTTCTTTCTTTCCTTAATGCTTCGTATTGTTGAATACCATTAAAAACCATTTCTTCCAAATCTTTTTTAGAATATGGTTCATTAATATTAATTGTTTTATTTGGTTTTTTTGTTTTTGTTTCTTTTGGTTTTGTTTCTTTTGGTTTTGTTTCTTTTGGTTTTGTTTCTTTTTTATTAAATTCTAATTTATCAAAATCAAAATCGACTTTATTGTCAATTATTTTTTGTCTTAATTTATCAATAGAATTTGATTTTGCAAATTTTATATTATTTGATTCTAATATTGATTGATAAATTTTTTTATTATTTTTTGGAAGTTTAAAAACTTTTTCTTTAATTAAATCAGGTTCTTCTTTTATTGCTTCAATCTCTAAAGGTTTTTTCTTTGATGTTCTAACAAATATTTCTTCTTGATTTAATTGTTTCTTTTCTTCTACTACTGGAACAATATCTTCCTTTGGTTCTTCTGGTTCAAGAGGGTCTTCTTCTTTTATAATATCTTCCTCTGGTTCTGGTTCTGGTTCTGGTTCAGGAATTACAACTTCAGCAAAATTTTCCATTATAATATATATAATATTTTTATTTTTATTTATTTATTTTTTATAACCAATGTAATAATCGTATTTCCAGTAATTCCTCGAGCAAAACGTTCATCAATATTAATTAAATCAAGACTTAAATCGGATAGAATAAAATCTTCTGAATTATTTAAATCTAGGAATATTAATTCTTTACTATCGTAAAATAACGCTCCAAATTCTGAACCTCGATTGTCAAATTTAGGAAGTGCCATTAATATTTTTGAAACGCTACTTGTTGCTCCATTAAAGGAATCAAAAGTTAAATTATTACATCTTACAAAAATTGATTTATCAGAACTTATTATTGGACGACTTACCGATTTAATAACAACTTGAGAACCCGTTGTCGTTCCAAAAACTGATTGTTCTATAATACTCTGAGAATCAAATCCAAATTCTGAAGTAATACTAAAATCATAAATTGGAGAATTTGAAGTTCTGTATTGATTAGATTTTCCTAAGAATAAAACAACTTTAAAATCTGTTCCATTAGAAGCGTTTAATGTTGTCAATGTTTTTTCAATAGAAGGTTTAGATATATCGCTTATTGGTGCTAAGTCCATCGAGTCAATCATTTCATATCTTAATTGTGGAATAGTGTTTCTCCTTGCTAGTGTATAAAATGACCTATTAAAATATGCTTCATATTTATTCGTTGAAATATTAACTCCATTAAATGTATTAATTTTTACTGAATCGTTTTTTGTTTTTAAATGAAATCTTGGAAATAAAAACCAACGATTCATATTCAAGGGAATAAATTCTGTTAATTTATTAGAACCCGCTAATGAAGGACTTATTAATTTCCTCCAAGCCTTCGCAGAACCAGAATATAATTCAAGTTCAAGTTGTTCTCCCTTTGCAATAAATCGCAATTGTTGAATATTCCAACCATTTCCATCAAAATCATCATTTGTTATTTCACTTGTAAAACTTGAATTAATAGTATAGTCTATAGGTCTCATTCTTGTTTTATTTGGAGTTCCATATCTTACATTTTGAAGAACTAATAATCTCTGATTTTGATATTGAACGACGAAATCGTAAAAATGATGGTCGAAACCTCCTAAATGATTAAATGTATCAGGAGGAACTTCATTTTTAGAATTTATTCTTTTTACAAATTCCGTTTCATTGTCAATAAAAGTTATATCTTCCGCTGATAATTGTCCCGTTGGACGACTTAAACCAATCCGCCAACCATCATCAATCGTCGAATTTGTTGTTAAACCAGTAAGAGAACAACTAAAAACTCCTCCATTTAATCCAAGAGGATATTCGTAAGCAGTTCCGAAACCTTTCTTTCCGAAAATTTTAGAAGTGACTGCGGTTCTTGTAAATGTATTAGTGGCATAAGTGAAACTTGTTTGATTACCCGCCCAGTAACTAGTAACTGAAGCGGAAATATTTGTTGAATTTGTTGGAGCGTCGTTTGTCTGGTCGAAAGTAAATTCAAAACCTTTAAAAGATTTAGAACTAACGTCTCTCTGAATATTTACTTTTACACCTTTTGGAATCGCATCAGGGAAGAAAATATTATCTGACATTATTTTTTCTAAATGAGAAGCATAATCTAAAGGAGAAAATGTTAAATTTTTAATATCGTTTGAATTAGTTGTTTGTCTCATAATATCTCCTATTAAACTAACGGGAATTATTCGAGAAGTTACATCTTCAATATTTTCATCTTCTCCAAGTTCATCTCCGAAATAGAATCCAAAAGTATCAGATTCTCCAATATCGAAGAATGCTTCTCTATTAAATTTAACTGATTGAACTGCAATTTGAGAATCTTTTTTAATTCTTAATCCATTTTTGAAATAGTTTCTATAAGAAAAAGGTTTTTCATTTGCTATATTTCCGATTATTTGGTCGGTTTGATTAGAAGAAGTTACAATTAGACTCATCTTTTTTATATTATTTATATATATTTTTAATATTTTTATAAAATATAAAAAAAATGCCGAAAAAAATAAAAACCAAATATATTAAACCGATTGAAGATGAAGGAGTTAAAACTAAACTTCAATTTGACGTTATGAAAGATATTGAGAAAAATAAAAAGATTAAAGAAAAAGATGTTTTTAATAATTATGAAAAACCAAAAAAGAATAATAAAAAGAAGAAATAATATTTTATGACAAAATCGTTTTTTTTTATAAAAATATTTTTTTTTTTAATATTTTTTTTTTGATAAATTTTGATTTTGGTTGGACGTAAATCAAAAATAGAGATGACTGAAGATTTTTTAATAATTTTTTTTTATATTTTTATTACTTAATATAATAATAATAAATTTAATTCTAAAATATTAATTGAAACTGAAATCTGCGTCCAACCCGTCCAAGTAAAAAACTAAAAAATATTTTTAAAAAAAAATTTATAATTTTCGATTCTTTGGTTGGACGCCTTGGACGTCTTGGACGCTTTCTAAGTATAACTTTTAACGATTTTCTTCAGTCATATCTATTTTTTTATATTTATTATTTTATTATTATATTAAGTAATAAAAATATAAAAAATATAAAAATAAAAAATCCAGTTTCAAATTAAATCTATCAAATGGTTCATAT